GGACCCTAGCATACCCCCACGCTTGTGGAGAGGCTCCCGGACGATGCCCGGTTCTCCACGCAGCGAGTCCCCTGTTGAACACAGTCTTCACAGTCCTCAGAGGAATCTTAGTAGCCTTAGCAATTTCAGGGAGGGATTTAGCTCCCGGATACATCTTCCTAAATTTCTGGGTGTAGGAGGAAGTCTTTGTCTTCTGTCCCTTGTCCGTCTCGAAAAATTTATAATTTTTCCGGAGCATCTTTTTATAACGTGTCTCAACCCCCTTGAGAGTTGTAAGCCCCCTGAAATATTTGAGGGGTGCGTAGATCTTACCTTCAGAATTACGCAGTTGCCCGACCTTCTTGGTGATGGTAGCATCGCTGAGAGGCATCTTACTTCTCACTGAGATAATTTATAGCTGCCCCGATACTCGAATAAATACATTTCCCAAATTTAACCCTACCAGTCCTAGGATTATAATAGCCCACATGACCATTAAAAGTTGCCTTGTGAAGTTCACCCATATAAAAATACAATATTATAATAATCAGGTGAAGATGGGTTTGTCAATTATTATGGGAAATATGTTTTCTGGTAAAACTTCAGAACTTATTCGACGACTTAAGCGTCTAAAAGTTATTGGTAAAAATATAATCGTTGTCAATTCCGCAAAAGATATCAGATCACCCGAGGAAGTTTTGAAAACCCATGATAATGTACAATTCAATTGTCATAAAGTGTTTGACCTATTTGAACTTATGAATAGAGATGAGTTTGACATGGCTGATATCGTCGCCATAGATGAGGCACAATTCTTTCCTAATCTCAAAAAGTTTGTTGAGTGTTGTCTATCTATCAATAAATGTGTGATTCTGGCTGGTCTCGATGCTGATTCTTTTCAGAGAAAGTTTGGTGAACTCATCGACTGTATCCCACTCGCATGTGATGTGACCAAACTCTCGGCACTCTGTATGCGATGCAAAGATGGAACCCCAGGACCCTTTACCAAGAGAATTGTAGACGACAAAACCCTAGAACTCATAGGTGGCAGTGATATGTACATCGCAACGTGTCGGAATCACCTGTGAACATCAAGGATAAGTACAACCCTTCGACCATCACCAGTTTTAACCAGTTCATGGTATCTTGCATGATCAAAGAGGATATCTTCACCCTCTCTGTGTATGTGACGCCCATTCTCAGTGTACAGGCTACAATCACCCTCACCATGTATAGTCAGTTGGTATCGTAGGAGTTCATTGGATTCAGCACGATGTGGGTGCAAAATCATGGGACCCTCTATGACCGCAAATGAGGCACCCTCCGTGTGTATACACGGTATTTGGTTGATGAGACTATCCAGGAGTGGAAACTGTGTAGCCTTGTAGAAATAGTACCCATCATTCTTTTCAAACCACGGATTTGTATCATGGTACCAGGTCTTTTCAAGAGTTGGTGAAACTTTTTCAAATTCTTCACGCAACCTGGGATAATGAAGTTTCAGTAGAAGAAGACCAGGGTAGTGCTTTACATCGTGCTCGGACAAGCAATGTACCAGGTCCCTGAAAGTATTCTGTATACCAAGGAGTGGTCGCCACGAATTTGAAAAAATAGAGGAGGTCCACAGGTGGTTTCATATAATCATACAGGACCATCATTATGGGGGCAAACAGGAGACGCCACATTATTTTCTCAGTAGATAATAAAAATGCCCGGATACCCCAAGTCCATGTATGCCGAGCCCCAACCCACTGAGGAGGTCGTGACCACTGAGTCTCGCTTCTCCATGCCCAAGATGCCCCAACTTACCATCATCCAGATGCTGCTTGTTGCTCTCATCGCTGGGTATGCCTTCACCGCGCGTAAGATGAACGGTGTCGTCGTTGCCAGTCTTGCGCTCACCGTTGGACTCCTCCACATGTACGACCACATGTACCGTGTCCAGCGTGGCCCCGAGAAGCTCTTCTTCCTTGGTCAACCCAAGGCGGAAAAGTACTGCTGCGGTGGCAAGTAAATTATCTCTGTAAAAATATAAGTATGCGCGTCAAGATTATTCGTAGCCCCAACCCTAAAAAGAAGTTGAGGGCTGTCTTAGAAGACGGCAGGACTGTTGACTTTGGTGCACGTGGGTATTCCGACTACACCAAACACAAGAATCCTTCACGTATGCGTTCCTACGTACTCCGCCATGGTGGTCGAGTACCCAAACGCACAATAGCAGAGAGAGACCCCAAGAAAATTCAGGATATGATGCTCAATGTGACATTCAGTGACAAAGAGAATTGGAATATGAGTGGTATCGACGGGGCTGGTTTTTGGTCCCGTTGGTACCTCTGGAGTTTTCCTACGTTTCAGGGTGTTGAGAAGTTCATGTCTAAGAGGTTTGGGATTATTTTTTCTCTTGATTAATGTAATATGGCTGAGATAGCCCTCATAGTTTGTGTGCTATCTTCCCTCAGTGCCTCCATGGGTGGGGGATTTTACATGTTCAAAAAAGAACAAGAGAACACGGCTAAGGAAGAATTGATAGCAGAGAAGAAGGCAGTTGATGCTGTCACTGGGTATTTTGAATGTGATTATAAAGGGGAAGACCATATATCCATAGGTGGTGACGACGGGTACCCCAAGGAATCTTCCCTAACCCGACCTATTAAATCTCTCATCGTACCGGCAGGTTTCAGTGTTGACACCTACCCCAAAGAAAACAAAGGTGGTGCAAAATTAACCCTAGGTGGTCCATCAGACCAAAAGTGTACCAGCATCAAATCAATGGTTGTCACGAAAGTGGAGCAGGAGGTGGAGATATGATTACAACGGACACCGGAGATTGCGACCCAAGTCGCCCAGGTGGTTGTGAGATTACTATCTAAATTCCCTCTTAAACTTTTCAAACTTTTTAAAAAATTGAATCATCGTGTTCAAGCGTTCGTAAAGTTCCTCACCGAGATACTGCTCTACGAATTCTTCAGGATTTCCATTTTCTCGCATTGCATTGGCGTAGGTACAAAGTAGTGAGTATGCTTCGTCCACATTTTCACCACTCCAGGTCTCTAAGAGGGTTTTGACTTTTCTCAATCTGAGAGTGCCTTCCATACTTATCTTAATCCCCTCTTTTTTAATATCAGTATAAACTAATATGGCTGCTATCGCAATTGGTGCAGTCTTTATGTGTTGTGTTTGTAGTGCTGTAGGGGGTGGTGGTTACTTATACATCGAAGAGCAGAAACGCCAAGATAGGATAAAAACCGCATTGATGACACAGGGTGTAACCTGGTTTGAAGAGTGTAATTTTAAAGGTGGTATCGTCATGGAAAATATTTTCGAATTACCCATTAGCCCCGATGCCGAGTTTCAGTTGAAGTCAATAGGTGCTAAATCATTTATAGTTGGACCTAATGTAAAGTTAGTCTTCTATAGAGATGAAGAGAGAACCGACGCCGTAGAAACAATCACAGTTCCCAAGAAATATCCATGTAACGGGTCCGACCGTTATCAAAATATGATAATAACCCCAATTATTTAGGCCACCATTCCCTTCTTTTTGAGGACGTTTTTCAGTTCAGCCACGAGTTTCGCGCGTCCAGCATTTACGACTGGTGCTCGTCGTTGGGGTGGTGGAGGAGGAGGTGGGGGAGGGGCACCCACCGACCGGGTTGGAACTATAATAGTTTGACACACTCTGATAACTTTCTGTGCATTTTTCACACTGTTCTCAAAGTTCATCCTAATTTTAGCGCGAAGTTCCCTAGCTGTGAGCTGAACGCGTTTTCCCTTGACAGTTTTGGTGACACGAAGACCTTGCTTCTTAGCCTTATTTTTCAATTCTAGATACTGCATCTACTGTTCATTGAGATTATTTATTCTAATATAAAGTTATCATTCTTGATTCTAGTAACATGTTAGCTATTGGTCAAACCTCAATTTGTTTTCATAACATCGGGCGACGAGTACGAACTTATCGACAGCGAAAAAAACCATGTATGAAGAAGGTTGACAAGCTCGATTGCGCTATACGTCACAGAAGGTGTCCAGGTTGCCCCTTCAATGACTTCTTCAAGCCGGAGACAATCAATACAAAATCAAATCGGTAAAACATGTGATGTCATCACTTGCAATAAGTCTAGCATATAACATATCTTCATGGTTAAAGTGTAACGGATTGGGTTTACTATGTCTATA